AGCATTTCAAGAGCTCGACGCAAAAGCAAAAGCCCAAGCCGACAAGATGGACGCGCTCTACGCTTCGATCGGTCAGACGATCTCAACGAGCATTGTTGACAGCTTGACCGCTGCTGTCGATGGCACGAAGCGGCTGTCAGACGTTGCTTCAGACACGCTGAGAAGCTTGGCAAATATCTTGCTGAAGTTTGGCCTCAATAGTCTGCTGGGTGGCTTGGCCGGTAACGATGGCGTTGGTGTCTTCAGCAAGCTGTTCGGCGGGGGCAGGGCTAAAGGCGGCACCGTAATGGGCGGCACTTCTTACATGGTTGGGGAGCGTGGGCCTGAGCTCTTCACTCCTGGCCGAAGTGGCAGCATCGCGCCAAACAGCAGCATGGGGGGCGGCGCGAATGTGGTGGTAAATGTTGATGCATCAGGAACAAAAGCCGAAGGCGACGGGCGTCAAGCAAACCAGCTCGGGGCAGCCCTAGGCGCTGCAGTTCAGGCAGAATTGATCAAACAGAAACGACCTGGAGGGCTCCTAGCGGCATAAATGGCAAACTTCCCGGCGATCACGCCAACCTATGACCTATCAAAAAACTCTGCTCCCAAGGTGCGCGTTGCTCAATTCGGCAGCGGCTACAGCCAACGGACGGTCTACGGCATCAACCAGAATCCGAAGTCATATTTGTTTACTTGGAATGTCTCGGAAGCCGATGCTGACACGATCGAGGAATTTCTAGACGCAAGGGGAGGGCAAGAAAGCTTTACGTTCACACCGCCCGGTGAATCAGCTGCAGCTCAATTTATCTGCAAAGAATGGCGGAAAGATATTCCCTACCTGAACAGAGCAACGATCCAAGCATTGTTTGAACAGGTATTTGAGGCATGAGCACCCCGCAATCAATACAGGAGCAGCTGCAATCCCTTGAGCCGTCTGCGATCATTGAGTTATTTCAGCTGCAATTGACAGCTGCAGTCAATGGAATCGACACGACTTTTTTCTATCACGCCGGAACGAATGAGCTTGGGGGTGATGTGGTCTTCAACGGCCTGACTTATCAGGCTGTGCCGGTAGAGGTTGAAGGCTTTGATGTGACGAGCAAAGGGGCAATCCCTCGACCTACTTTCAGGGTCGCAAACGCCAACAGCTCTATTTCAGCATTGTTGGCGCTTTATAACCCGTTGCAAGCAAAAGTCACAAGGATCAGAACATGCAAGAAATTCCTCGATGCTGTCAACTTCTCAGCAGGCAATGCAACGGCAGATCCTACGGCAAAATTTGAAGATGAAGTTTGGTATATCGATCGAGTGGCAAGCGAAAACCCTGAATTAGTTGAATTTGAGCTCACAAGTAAGCTCGACTTGACCAATCTTGGATTACCTCGGCGGCAGGTTGTTGAACATTGCCAATGGAGATACCGAGGCGTTGAATGTGGCTATGCAGAAAAAAGATACTTTGACTTAAACAACAACTCAACGGATGAGGCAAATGATCAATGCGCGAAGAAATACGAAAGTTGCGCCGTCAGGTTTCCAAGCGGCTTGTTGCCATTCGGCGGTTTCCCTGGCGCCAGACTGCAAACTTGAATTCGAGGCATACGCTGCAAGTCTCGCCCCGTCGGAAGCTTGCGGTGTGGTCTGCGGCAGCAAGTTTTGGCCGTGCCGGAATATCGCTGATGACCCTGAGCGAGATTTTGTGATTGACCCGCGCAGCTTTGCCGCAGCTGCCTTAAGCGGGGCCGTGACTGCGGTCATACACTCGCATCCAATGGGAGGGCCTGCCAGCGCTGCTGATCTGTCGGCCTGCCGTGGCACTGGCCTGCCGTGGCATATTTACTCCATGCCGGATGAGCAATGGTCAACTATCGAGCCTTGATCGGTAGACAGTGGGACTACGGCAGAAGCGATTGCTTCTCGTTGGTCCGCGAGTGGTTCAGCCTGAAGGGCGTGGCCATTCCTGATTTTGATCGACCTGCAGATCTAGACAGCTGCGAAAGTCTGTTTCTGGCAGAAGCCGAAGCCTGTGGGTTCTTTCAGGTTGAATTTGACCGGCGCAGGCCAGGCGACGTCTTGATCATGCGCCTGGGCACTATGGCGCCAATGCACGCGGCAATAGTGCTGGAGAATGAGCAGATTCTGCATCAGCGGCAAGATTCTTTGAGTGCTGTTGAACCATTGCGTCAGTATTATGTGAGCAGAGTCGCGGCGGTCTTCAGGCATGATTCAGACCGTCAGGTTGCTGGGTGAGCTGGGCCAGCGCTATGGCGTTGAGCATAAATACACAAACCTGAGGACACCTGCAGAAGCGATAAAACTACTTTGCATCAATCATCCTGAGCTACAGCGCGAGCTGATTACGGCGCATGAGCACGGCATTGGGTACCGAGTCATTCAAGCTGAGACCGATCTGGATTATCCAGACTTGCGCCTCCCGATTGGGCGGCATGACCTGATCGTCGCTCCTGTGATTGCAGGCAGTGGCGGTGGAACTGGGACGATTTTGGCGGGGGTGGGTCTAGTAGCTTTTGCGATTCTGACCGCTGGTGCTGGTGCTGGTTTCCTTGGCTTAGGGGCTGGTTTTGGCGCTGGTGGCGCGGGGCTTCTAGGCGCAACGGTTGCAGGCGCATCCTCCGCAATCGGTGCAATCGGCGCAAGTCTGGTCCTGGGTGGTGTCTCTCAGCTCCTTTCTCCTCAGCCAACAATCGGCAACCTGGGCTCTAATCGTTTGGGCAGTGGTGACAGCCTTTCAACAGACGGACCGCAATCCGTAACCCGTGGAACAGATGGCCGCCAGTCGTACGCCTACACCGGAGCAGCTAACACCGTTGGGGTTGGCGCCACGATCCCAGTGGCCTACGGGGAAGTGTTGATCGGTTCTCAGCTTCTATCAGCGAATGTAGATGTCACGGATGAGTCTGATCCATTACGGAATGTGATCAAGACGCCAGGGCCTGACACCATACTTTTCGGCGGCGAAAAGATTGGATTTAGCAAAACTGAAGCGTCTGGCATCAGATGCAGAAGGTGGGAGTATGATCAAGTGAAATTTTCAGATGGCAATTCATCCCAAAAGTTTTTGACGCTGCAGCAAGGCAACGTAGTGAAACTGGACGAAGTTGACGGCGAAGACGATGACAGGTCTGAGAATTATCAAATATTTTTTGAACTCCAAGACGGACTATTTGACCGTGTAAGTGGAGAAGACTCAAGTTTCGTAGATGGCTTTATTACCTATGAGATTGAAGTTACAACGAAGGTTTCAGGCCCCGACCCTGTGACCGCAACTCTTAGGGCCACTGTCCAGGGCCTGCTTCTGCGTGGTCAAAAGTATAGGTGGATGAATTACATCAAATACGCTCCAATCGAAGACAACCGAGGGATCGACACTAGGGTGAAAATAATTGACTTCAGGGCGAATGAATTTTGTGACATCAAGATTGCGATGAATGACTACAATCGATTCAAAGACGATAACCAGAATAGAGCGTAATGGCCTTAAACTCCACTTCAGTCATTCGCGTTGTTGACCTTCTTTGTGAGGGGCCTATTGCTGGCCTGGTCGGATGCGATGAGGGAATATTCTTAGAAGAAACTGCGATCAGGACAGGAGCAGAACGCAATTTCGCACCTGAGGATGTCTCTTACGATTTTAAGCCCGGCGGCAGAACACAAAGTCAGCTTGAGCAGGGGAAGGACGGCACCTCAACAGTCAATGACGTAAATATTGAGATTGGCCAAAACTACAGTGAAACGCTGAGCGATGAAAACAAAGTCATTGCTAGAGATTACGGGGCTGGCCAGGTCACAAGGCAAATCACAGATACAGACGTTGAGTCATTCGAGCTGTTGTTTTCTATCCCTCGGATGTTTTCAACAGCGCAGGAGGGGCTAGCGAAAGGCCAGCTTTTTAACGGCAATATCCAGATTGCAATTGATGTACAAGCCCAAGGCGAAGCGTTTAATACTGTTTATGACAGGACGATTACAGGCATCGCGGTGAGTGACTATCAACTTAAGTCACCACGAATCAACCTAAGCGGCCAAGGCCCGTGGAACATCCGAGTGAGAAAAGTAAACCTTGGAGAGAATCACTTTGAGGTTAAGTTCCAAAATTTTACTGATATTGATCAAGACATCCCAATCGCAAACGGCAGGGGCAATCAGATATTTTGGACAAGCTTGATCGAGCTTCAATCTCTGAGGACAGCATATCCATTCTGCGCGGTGGCTGGCCTTTCGATCTCAACGCAGCAGTTCAAAAGCTTACCGACTAGGGCTTACAAGATCAGAGGCCGGATCGTTGAAGTTCCGTCAAATTCATTTGTTCGTGACGATGGCAGCTTGGGATTTGATGGCCCATTTGATGGGAGCCTTAAAAAGGCTTGGACGACTTGCCCCGTCTGCTGCTGGTATGACATGGCTACGAACAGCAGGTATGGGGCTGGTGATTTTGTAGATGCGTCAAATCTGAGCTGGGTTGATTTGTACCCATTGAGCCAGTATTCAAATCAGTTGGTTACAAACCCAGACGGCACACAGGAGCCGCGTTTTGCCTGCAACACCGTGATAGCCAGTAGGGCTGAAGCATTCAACGTGTTGCAAGATCTCGCCAGTGTTTTCAGGGGGATGTTGTATTGGCGCGCAAATACGATCCAGGCGACAGCAGATCACGGGAACCTCGACGGAAGCAGCCTTTCAGCTGTGCATCTTTATACAAATAGCAACGTTATCAACGGGGCCTTCTCTTACTCAGGCACTTCACTCAAGACTAGAAGCACATCAATACGGGTCAGATATAACGACCCTGAAAACTTTTTTAAGTCAAATGTTGCTGTCATTGAAGACGCAGAGCTGATCAGCAAATACGGCTATCAGGTAAGGGAGCTGGTTGGGTTTGGTATCACCTCAAAGTTTGCAGCGCAGCGGTTAGGGCGGTGGGCGCTTTTATCTGAGGAGATCGACGGCGAGGTTGTGACCTTTACCACAGGGCTGCAGGGCGCAGTCGTTTTCCCTGGGCAGGTGTTTGCCGTGGCGGACGAAATGCGGCAGGGTGTGCGCCTTGCTGGACGAGTGAGCGCGGCAACAACGTCGGCAATCACGCTGGATCAGACCGCAACATTGACTGGTGGAGGAGGCGATCAGCTCACGTGCACATTGCCGGACGGATCGGTTGAGACACGGCCAATCCTCTCTGTAGCGGGTTCGGTGGCGAATGTTCAATCGTTTAGTGCTGCGCCATTGTTGCAGTCAATATGGTCGATTAGCGCGAGCAACATCAAAGAGCAAAAATTCAGATGCCTTTCAGTCTCTGACAATGGTGACGGCCAGTTCACGATTACAGGAGTTGAAAGCAACGACAGTATCTACTCAGCTGCTGATAGTGGCGGGAAACTGGAATTTGAGCCGATAACACTATTAAATGAAACACCGGCAAAGCCTACAAACTTAAATATTTCAGCCCGTCAAATTCAGATCAATAGCGAAACAACCAATCAAGCCGTTGTCTCATGGTCTCGCGGTTCAACTGGTCAAACTGTTGATTTTGAGCTGGAGTACAAGCTCGGCGATGGGAATTACACAGCTGTCTCAACGTCAAATGTGTTTTTGGAGATCAACGGCCTCAGTGTCGGCACTCAACTCACGGTGAGGGTGAGAGGCGTTGGCGTTGCTCCACTGAGGAAACGTTCGCCTTATGTGACTGCGCGGTTTACGGTGCCAGTCGTTGAAATCGAGCCCGGCCAATCTGGTGTGACTGTTTTGCCGCCAGACCCGGCAGACGTGACGATTCAAGCGTCTGGCAGTGATCAGGTTGTGCTTCGTTGGGCGATACCCCAAACCGCGCTCAATACTGATAAGTTCGTTGCGGTGATCAGGCAAGCCTCTCAGACCGATGGAACAGCCACATGGCCAAATAGCACGCTGTTGAGGACAGTTGAGGCCAGAACCAATTATGCGAGCTTGCCGCTGATTGAAGGTGAATATTTGGTCAAGTTTGAAAGCGAATTTGGCCAGCGGAGCGCAAACGCAAAATCAGCAGTGATCAGCCTTCCGGCGCCAATACCAAGGTTTGACATCCAAACGAGAAGAGAAGATCAAGACTCGCCGCCATTCAGAGGAATCAAAGACGGTGTTTTTTATGACAGCGACCTCGACGGCCTGGTTTTGGGCGGTGCTTCAACCCTTAGTACGGTTTCAACCGTCGATGATGTTGTTGATTTTGACGAGCTGTCGTCCGTTGATGACCTGTCCTTGATCGTTCTTTTTGGTGATCGCTTGCCAAGCGGTGAATATTACTTTGAGAACGTGCTTGATCTTGGCGGAGTTTTTAGCGTACTTTTTGAGAGGAAGCTAACCACAAGAGGGATCTATCCTGACGCCTTGATTGATGACAGAACAGAATTTATTGATAGGTGGTCGGATGTAGACGGGGATTTAGCCGACAATACCAGCGCTGATCTGTTTTTTAGAACTAGTGACCAGGCTACTGTTGATCAGTTTTTCCTTTTAGAAGACGGTGATTTTTTACTTTTGGAGGACGGCGACAAGATCGAAACAGAATCAGACATCGATTTTGGTGCATGGACGCCAATGGAATCAGGCCGCTATACCGGCAGGCAATTCCAATTCAGGGCAAACCTAAAAACATTTGCTAGTGATCAGACCCCGATCGTCGATGAGCTGGGTTTCACCGTTCAGCTCGAATCACGAACAGAAAGCAGCGCAACAATCGCAAGCGGCGCAGGAGCCAAGACCGTGACGTTTGCAAAAGCTTTCTATCAGGCGCCTAGCATTGGCATCACGGCAGCAAATCTAGCGGCGGGGGATTATTATGAAATCACATCCCCAAGCGCCAGTCAGTTCACGATTACGTTCAAAAACTTCAACAACGTAGCGATTGACCGTAATTTCCAGTACCAAGCAACCGGGTTCGGAACCGAAGAGACTTAAATGGCAACTTCAGACTACGTTTTAGCCAACGCATCTGGTGCGGCATTCAGAGCCGATCTAAATGCAACACTGCAGGCAATCGTCAGCAACAACAGCAGCGCGACTGAGCCCAACCCTACGTTCAGCTTCATGTGGTGGGTTGACACGGGAAACAATCTGCTGAAGCAGCGCAATACCGCAAACTCAGCGTGGATCACGCTGGGCACGCTCGACGGGGGGAGGCTGCTGAAGGACGGCAGCTCAGCGGCTCCGGCGTTGGCTTTTTCGGCAGATACTGACACGGGATTAGCTAGGGGAGGAGCAAATCAGCTGAATTTTGTTGCCGGTGGTGACGACGTAATCACGGCAAGCTCAAGCAATATTGTCATCAATGAAGGGGCCAATAACCTTGATGTAAGGATTGAAGGGCAAAACAATTCAGCTCTTTTATGCACTGACGCGAGCACTAACAGGGTTGGGCTGGGCATTAGCAACCCCGGAACGTTTGTAGAGATTGTTAGCGACGAGCCTTATATAACAATAAGAAACAGCACTCAGGAGGACAATGATGGGGGGAGAGAAAGCAAAATCATATTTGAGGGTGAACAGTCAGGCGGTGAAATTTCCACGCTAGCGGAGATTGGAGCCTTTCATGTAGGGGGCCTTAGTGGCAACGATGACGAAAAGGGCAGGCTTGTATTTTTCACTAACGACGATTCTGCGCTTAATGAAGTATTAACGCTAGGCAGCGAGGGTGATGTTTTACTGTGCGGCACGCAAGTAATCACTCCAGGGAAGAACAATACGGACGCAGGCGCATCGTTTGAAAAAACTACAAACGGTGCAAGTCTGTACGTGAGCAACGCTGATACCACATCAATCTTCGTAAACCGAAATACAACGGGCACCGTTTTTGCAGTCCGTTATCAATCTGTAGCGAAAGGAGGAATTGATGTTACGACGACTTCCGTCGTTTTCAATACAAGCTCTGATTATCGGCTAAAAGAAAATATCGTTGAGCTTGACAATGCAATCGATAGAGTTA